CGAGGAGGTCAACAAGAACCTCCTACGCAACCATGCGAATGACGCCATGCGCCAGATCCTGAGCAGGGTCGAACGATGATCGCCGTCACGTCGCGCCAGAACCTCCTGTCATCTATCGCCACGCCGCGCGGACGCATGGCGCTGCGGACGCAGATCTACGGCTATCGGACCAGCCCCAAGCGGATCCCGGCCGACAGCACGTCCGCCATCATCAGCAATCAGGGCGGCTCGTACGTCATGGGCGACCGGTCGAGGGTCGGCAAGCCCAAGGCGCAGGTCTACCGGAGGTGGGCCGAGGGCTCGGAATGGGTCCGGGCCGCCATCGACGTGCGCAAGACGCAGGTCAGCCAGAGCGAGTGGACGATCGCGAAGTTCGACCCGGACGGGCCGGAGCCGAGTGTCACGCTCGCGGCCAAGATCAAGGAGATGTTCGAGCAGCCCAGCCCGACCGTCGACTCGTTCCGGAGCTTCATCGAGCCCATCATCGAGGACATCCTCGTCCTCGATGCCGGGGTCATCGAGAAGGAGCGGACCTACCGAGGCGACCTCGTGTACCTGCACCCGGTCGACGGGGCGGAGATCCGGGTCAATGCGTACTGGGACGGCACTGACCCGACCGAGGCCCGCTACTTCTGGTACCCGGACATGTTCGAGCGGGCCCGGTTCGCCAACCTCGACATGGTCTACATGATGGAGAACCCGGCCACCTACCGGGTCGTCGGGCTGTCCAAACTCGAAGTCCTCAAGAACACCATCGACGCGGAGCTGAACGGCCACGCCTACAACAACCGGCAGGTGGTCAACGCCGCTCCGGACGGCCTGCTCGACCTCGGCGAGGGCGCCCGCGGCGAGCAGGTCGACGCCTTCAAGGCGTACTGGAACGGAGAGGTCGCCGGTCGTGGCGCGATGGCGTTCATCGGCGGGACCAAGAACGCGAAGTTCGTGCCGTTCCGCGGCTCCAACCGGGACATGCAGTTCCTTGAGTGGCAGATGTACCTCGTGCGGAAGATCTGCGCGGTGTTCGGACTGTCCACCATGGACCTCGCCATCTCTGGCGACTCCAACCGATCGACCGCCGACACGCAGTCCGAGATGACCGAGGATCGCGGCCTCCGGCCACTGCTCGGGCTGATCTCGAACTACCTCACGCGGGAGGTGGTCTGGGACCCGTCCTTCGGCGGTCGGGACAACAACCTCTGCTTCAAGTTCACCCGTCTGAACCTGAAGGAAAGCCTCACCCGCGCGCAGATCAACCGCTACGCACTCGCGGGCGTCAGCTGGAAGTCGATCAACGAGGCGCGGAACGACGACGGGCTTGAGCCCAAGACGGGAAAGCAGTACGACTCGATGATGGTCATCACGCCGACAGGAGCGGTCACGCTCGACGACGTTCCGTCCGCCGCGGACAACGCCGAGAGCAAGGCCCCCGCCCCGGCAGGACCTCCCTCGGGCGGCCAGTCGAAGCCGTCGGGCGGAAGCAAGCCCCCGTCGGGGAACAGCAAGAAGGAGCATTGATGGCAGCCTCCCTCAGCCTACGCGTCTACACGGGCGCGGGGCCGTCTGAGTCTGGGGCCGTCACGGGCATCGACCTTGAGTCCGCCGACAACGCGACGAACTCGCTCGCCAACCGGCAGGCGAACCCGATCTCGGTCGGGACGTACAGCTACGAGAAGTGGCTGAAGCTCAAGGTTGACACCGCACCCGCGAACGGCGTCACCAACTTCAAGATCTGGGGCGGCGGGTCGGACATGACCTCGACGACCCTCAAGTTCACGGCGAACTTCGTGACCTATCAGCAGGGCACGACCGCCGCCTCGACCATTGCCAACGTGGCCTTCACCGGCTACACGTCGGGCAACAAGGCGACATGGGACGCCTCGTCGTACACGGCAGCGAACGCGACGACCCGGTTCGCCGTGTTCCAGCTGGGCATCGACGCCACGGCCGGGCCGGGCAACTGGACCCAGCAGACGATCTCGTACTCCTATGACGAGACATGATCTAGGTGTGTGTTTCTCGTAACAGAAGTGCTAGCATTCGGGACATGGAAGACATCCTTCTCGTCCCGTATCTTGCTGGCTTCTTCGATGGCGAGGGCCACATCGCGATTGGTCTCAACAAGAACCCGGGCGGAAAGCGCAGGTGGTACTTGCGCTTCGCCGCGCATCAGGTTGACCCAAGACCGCTGCGTCTCCTCCAAGAGAGATACGGCGGCTCAATCCAGTTCACCGACAGACGAGGGCAGCAGCGTCCCATCTACGAATGGGTGGCGACGTCAATCAAGGCATACAAGGCCCTAAAGGAGCTGAGCCCGTTCCTGATCGTCAAGGCGGACGAAGCCCGTCTTGCCATGGCTTTTCAGGAACTCTTGTTCTCTCGCGGGACCGATCGCTCCGTTCTGACGGCAGAAGAGGAGGACGCTCGCCACCGGATCTACCTCGCCATGAGGGAGATCAAGAAGCGCTCATACGAGACGCAGCAGGAGAAATAGGCATCGTGGAGTACCCCGAAGGGGCTGTCGAACTTGAGGACATGAGCCCGGACGCCCCCCGCGTCAGGTGCTCCGAGTGCGGCAACGAGCTGCTCTCGGACCCGCGCGGGGGCGACTGGATCGAGCACCACGAGGACGGCACCCACACCTACCACCCGCCCTCCAGCGAGGTGTAGCCTCATGGACGAGCAGCTGGACGTCAGGGACCTCGGAGAGGTCTTCAACACACTCGCGGAACTCGCAGAAAGGCTGAAGCTCATCATGGCCCTGCTCGATCAGGCATTCACCGAACTCGCCAGCCTCGCGGCCGAGGCGCAGTCGGCGGCAACGCGCGTCACCACTGACCTCGCGTCGGTCGCTGCCGCGCGGGACGCTGCCGTGGCGCAGGTGGCAGATCTCCAAACTCAGGTTGCCTCCCTCACGGCCATGGCCGTGACGCAGGACGAGCTGGACACACTCTCGGCGCAGCTCGCGGCCGTCCTCGCTGCGGTTCAGGCCATCGACCCGGCGCCTGCGGCGTAGCCCGACGTTCTGGAGGGATCCCGGATGGGCATCACCGTCTTGTGCCCCACGCGCGGCAACCCGGCCGCGCTCAGAGAAGCGCACCAGTCGTTCGTCGACACGGCCACCCGGCGGGACTCCCGTTTCGTGGCCGTGGTCGACGGCGACGATCCGCTGCTTGAGCAGTACGTCTCGGAGGCCGAGGATGTTGTCGACCTCCGGCTCGACCTCGTCCCCAAGGGCGAGACCGGGACCATGAACAAGGCGCTCAACTGGGCGGCCGTCCGATGGGCAAAACGCGACAGCGTCGTCGGCTTCATCGGCGACGACCACCGCTTCCGGACCCGTGGCTGGGACGACACGATCGTCTCAGTCCTCGACCGTGAGGGCGGCGGCTTCGCCTACGGCAACGACCTGTTCCAAGGCGAGCGGCTCCCGACGCAGGTGTTCATCTCCAGCCAGATCGTGCTGGCGCTCGGGTGGTTCGCGCCGCCAGCCCAGTGGCATCTGTACCTCGACGACGCATGGAAGCTGCTCGGCGACACGGCCGACTGCCTGTACTACCTGCCGGACGTCGTGGTCGAGCACATGCACCCGGCGGCTGGCAAGGCGGAGTGGGACGAGAACCACCAGCGCGTCAACTCGTCGGCGTTCTACGACCACGACCGGGCGGAGTTCGAGAGGTGGCGCCAGACCCGGATGGCGGAGGACGTGAGGACTGTGAGGCGTGCCATCGGGAGGTCGGCGTGAGCCTCGTCTCGGTCATCATCCCGACCTACAACCGGAACGACCTCCTGTTCGGCCGGTGCCTGCCATCCGTGCTCGCCCAGACGCATCGCGAGGTCGAGGTCCTCGTCGTCTCGGACGGCATGGAGGGCGAGCAGCTCGAAGATCTTGAGAGTAGGTACAAAGCTCTCCAGTTCGAGACGGAGTTCCCGCTCCGGCTGTGGGTCGTCGACCGCCAGCCGTACCCCGACGACCAGCACCTCCGGTGGGGGCTGTCCGGGCTCGCGGCGCGCAACTTCGGCCTCGACCACGCCCGCGGCGAGTTCGTCGCCGCCCTCGACGACGACGACAGGATGCTGCCGGACGCGATCGAGCGGCTGGTCGGCGAGATGGACGACAGCGTCGACTTCGTCTACGGCATCAGCGAGACGTGGAAGGACGGCAGGACGACTGGGCAGCTGTATGGCCGGTATCCGCCGGGTGACGGGGCGCTCTGCAACGGGGCGTACGTCTACCGTACGTCGCTGCCGTACCGCTTCGACCTCGACTGCACGAGCCGAGGCAGGGCTGGCGACGCCGACATGTGGCTCCGGATGCTGGACGGCGGCGTGCGGTTTCGGTTCCTCCCGAGGATCGTCCACCAGTACCACAGGAACTGGCCGTGAACATCCCGGTCCTCGGCGTACCGTACGTCAGCCAGTCAGGGCTACTCCGCAAGCTGTTCGAGTCGATCGACTACCCGGTCGACAGGATCATCGTCGTCGACAACAGCGAGCGCGGCGAGGCGCACGTCCCCGAGGGGGCAGTCCACATCTCGGCCCGCCACAACCTCGGCGTGGCGGCCAGCTGGAACCTTGTCATCAAGGCAGCCCCGAGGGCGCCGTGGTGGCTCATCGTCAATGCCGACGTGGAGTTCGAGCGGGGTGACCTGTGCCGTTTGGCCGGGAGCATCCTCGGTGGTCCCGCCATCTACCAGATGGACGGCTTCGCTGCCTTCGCCATCTCGGCCGAGGCAGTCCAGACGGTTGGCCTGTTCGACGAGAACTTCGTCCCCGCGTACTACGAGGACAACGACTACCACCGCCGGGCCGTCCTGCTGGGCGTCCCCGTCATTCAGGTCCCGTCACGGCTGCGACACGCCGGGTCGATGGTGATCCGGGGAAGCGACCACTTCCGCAGCGAGAACAACCGCACATTCCCCCTCAACGGGGACTACTATCGTCGCAAGTGGGGCGGCATGCCCGGATCGGAGAAGTTCGCCACGCCGTTCGACCGAGGCGGGAGCCCGGCGCAGTGGGAGTTCGACCAGAGACGGCTGGCCGAGCTGACTTGGAGCCCAGAAGGAGCCTAGATGACCACCATCGCGATCACCCCGGCCGCGCCGATCGCGGTCACGTCAGCCTGTCGCGTGGACGTGACGGACGCCCCGGTGAACGACGCCACGGCGTACGACGCCTCGAAGTACCCGAGCGAGCCCGCCATCCTGTACTACCTCTCGTTCGAGCGGACCGGCTCGGACACTGGCAAGTCGCAGGCGTTCCAGCCTGCCGCCGACGGGTCGTTCACCTTCAACAGCTACATCTTCCCCGACGCGGGAAGCTGGACGGTCCACCTCCGGAAGGTCTCGGACGACTCGTCCGTCGCCCAGACGTCGGTGACCGTCTCCTGACTCCAGAGGGCCGCCGCGGCTCCCCGGCACGGCGGCCCTCGAACATCGCTCACCGGGTGGAGGGATCCATGCGGCGCATCCACAAGGAGCTGGCGTCTGCTGACGACGCCGTCGTGTACAACCTGCGCGGTGACGGTCAGGAGTTCACGATCTTCGGGGTCGTCCAGTCCGACCGGGTTGGCAAGGCGCGCGAGATCATCGAGGCTGTCCGTCAGGACGACCCGTCCGCCCGGAAGATCATCGAACTGGGCTGCTCGACGGGCGACATCAGCGGCTACTTCGCCCAGACCTGCGACGTCATCGGCGTGGACGTGGTGCCGGGTGCGGTCGCCGAGGCCAAGCGCCGCTATCCGATGGGCCGCTGGCTTGAGGCGAGGGTCGAGAGCCTGACGCCCGAGCACTGCGACATCCTTGTCCTGTGTGAGTTCCTTGAGCACGTCGCGGACCCGATCCTGCTGGCCCGGGAGTGGATGCCGCTCGCCAAGCACGTTGTGATCGGCCACCCGGTCGTCGGGAGCGGTGACGACCCGGAGCCGGGCCACCTCTGGGCGTACGACGCCCGCGACTTCGACGACTGGTGGAGGATCGGCGGCCACGAGATGGTCCGCGCCTATTCGTTCGCCATGGGCCCGTACCAGATGGTGATGGGCTGGGGGAACCGGGCATGAGGCTGCGGCTGGAACGCGAGGCGTTCGACTACCAGACGCTCAGGGTGAACCTCGGCTGGCCGGAGCACTCCGTCAGGCTCCACGCCATGGCCGGAATCATCGCGTCGAGCGGTGCCACCTCCCTCTTGCGCTTCCCGACCATGTACGACTTCCAGATCTGGGTGTGCTCGTGACCACTGTGCTCGTCACCGGGGCGTCAGGCTTCCTCGGCTCCCACTTCCTAGACTGGCTGATCCGGAACAAGTCGGACGACCTCGACCTGTGGTGCGTCGACCTCAACCCACACCCGCTCGGCATCCCCTACGATCATCAGGACCTCGGCCTGTGGCTGGAGGACTTCGACGTCGACTGCGACCTCGTCTTCCACATGGCCGCCCCGGTCGGCGGCAGGGAGAAGATCGAGGGCGATCCGCTGTACAACGCGGACAGCCTGCGGCTCGACTCCGCGCTGTTCCGCTGGGCCGTGAAGCACGCGAAGACCGTCGTCTACCCGTCCTCGTCCGCCGTGTACGGGACGGTGCTCCAAGACGCCGACGGGCAGCCGATGTTCGAGGGCCAGTTCGACCCGTCGGGCATGACGTGGCTGGCCCCTGACGAGATGTACGGGTTCACGAAGCTCGCTGGTGAGGTGCTGGCATGGAAGTCCGTCGCCTACGGGCTCAACGCGCTCTGCATCCGGCCCTTCTCGGGGTACGGCGAAGGCCAGAGCTTCGAGTACCCGGTGCCCTCCATCGCGCGCAGGGCGCTGCACCGGGAGAACCCGCTGACAGTCTGGGGACCGGGGACGCAGCGCCGGGACTTCATCCACGTGGACGATCTGGTGGCGGCGACGATGGCCCGGCTGGAGCGACCGGTGGAGGGCTATGAGGCCCTGAACCTCGGGAGCGGGAGGGGCACGGACTTCGACGAGGTCGCCCGGATCTGCGCCGAGGTCGTCGGGTACAGCCCGCACATCCTGCACCGGGTCGACAAGCCCGTCGGCGTCACCTCCCGGGTCGCCGACGTGACCCGGATGCGGCAGTTCTACGAACCGAAGGTCGGGCTTCGCGAGGGTCTGGAGCGTGTCGTCAACTTCATCCGCTCATTCGAGGAGGCGGCCGGTGCCCAAGACGATCAGGACTGACCCGACAGCGCCGCAGATGATCGAGTACCGATCGGGCGAGACGCCCGGGACCATCGGCACGCTGGCCTTCTGCACTCGGGACCGGCTCAGCGCCGGTACGTTCATCAGCATGCTGATGGCGGACCGGTCGAGCTTCTTGCGCCCGGGCGAGAACCTCGCCGTCCACATCGTGCAGGGCCACGTCCTGACGGCCCAGCGCAACGAGTGCGTCCAGAACATGCAGGGCGACTGGATCCTGTTCATCGACGACGACATGACGTTCCAGCCCGACGCCATCCGGCTCCTGATCGAGCGCCAGCGCGAGCACGACCTCGACATGGTCAGCGCGCTGTGCTTCCAGCGGATCTCGCCGCACCAGCCGACGCTGTACATGCGCGAGACCCCCAGCGCGGGCAACTACACCTTCCTTGAGGACTGGGAGCCGGGCGAGGTCATCGAGGTCGATGCCACGGGGCTCGCCTTCGTGCTCATCACCCGGCGCATCCTTGAGCGGATCGCGGGCGAGTTCCCGAGCTTCGAGGAGCGCCAGAGGTTCAACCGCGCCCCGTCGTACTTCCGGTGGGACGAGCGCGGTTATGGCGAGGACATGGCGTTCTGCCAAGATGTCAGGGCCGCTGGTGGCCGCATCTTCGTCGACACCGGGATCAAGACGGGCCACGTGAGCGAGATGATCGTCACCGAGGAGACGTTCCTCGACGTGCTCTCGCACCGGCCGGACGACCTGCGCGAGAAGGTCACCCAGATGAACGACCGGTTCGGCCTGCCGACGGTCACGCCGGAGCGGGCGCTGGAGCGGCTGGAGGCGCTCCGTGGTTGACCACGACCCGTGGGCGGGCGACACGCCGTACTTCCTGCTGATCTCGTCGCTGGAGCCCAACGAGGGCGGGGCGTACGGCTTCCTCGTGCTCGACGTGGACCGGCCCGGGTGGCAGACCGAGCACGAGGACTGGCTCCGCAGGTCCGCCGAGTGGCACCTGTGCGACAAGGAGACGGAGCGCGTCCTGCTGTCGCAGCTCGTGTACCGCGGCGAGTACCCGTACTACGTCAAGCGCCACGTCGGCCAGATCAAGCTCAACGGGGAGCAGATGCGCGAGGTGTCCGTGTACGGGATCGGGAAGCGCGTCCCCGCCGCCCGAGAGGGCCGCAAGGTCGTCAGGCCGGAGCGGACCGACCGGCTGTGGATCCTTCCCGGCGGCGTCGTCTGCGGGGGGGATGACGTCGAGCCGCTCGCGATGCAGATCGTCCAGATGATGGACTGGGAAGCCCAGCATCGGGACGATGACGCGGTGTAGCATGTAGGCAGGGCATCAGCCGCGAGGCGTGCCGGGCCCAATCCAATGGGCCCTCGTCCGAAGGCAATCCAATGCCGGTCGAGCGGGCGCAGATGAAGACGACACGGTGTAGCGGGTACCTCCGGGTGCCCGCTTTCTTCGTGTTCGGTGACCGCTGATGGCCGTCGCGCTCGTCGGGACCATCGGGGTGGTCTCGGGCCCGACCCTCAACACCGCCCTCACCCCGGCGTGGGGCACGTCCGAGAACCGGACGGCGGGCAACCTGCTCGTCCTGTGGGTGGCGGTGGACGCCGTCGCCACGCTCCCGTCGCTCACGGCGAACGCCGCCGGATGGTCCGTCTTCAAGCAGGTCGCGGGCACGTCGTGCTCGATGACCATCTACACCAAGCGAGCCAATGGCGGCGACGCAGCTCCGACAGTCGGCGCCATCTCGTCGGGCTATGTGTCGTGCCAGCTGGCCGAGTTCAGCGGCGTCGGATCGACGACGGCTTACTCGTCGTCGTCTGCGACCGGGACTACGACCAGCCCGATCGTCGCCACCAACGGCGCCATCGACCCGGTCACGGGGATGCTGGTCCTCGTCGGGGCGGCGGACTTCTACTCGTCCGCCGCGACCAAGACCCTGACCCACACCGTCACGGGCGGTGCGGCGACGATCACCGCGACGTCCAATGCGGGCACGTCCATCGCCCGTCACTACAGCTTCGGCTACGGCCCGACGACCACCAACGCGAGCGCGACCAGCGACTCCTACGCCTTCACGACCACCAACGGCACGGGTCAGGCGCTGGTCATGGGCACGCTGCGCCCGGGCGGCATGCCCGGGTTCACGTTCACCGCCGACGCCGTCATCAGGCGGACGCAGTCCGGGTCGGGCACCGCCGACGCCGTCATCAGGGTGCCACGATCCTCCTCTGTCACCGCCTACGCCGTCATCAAGCGGACGCCATCAGCCTCGTTCACGGCTGACGCCGTCATCAAGCGGTCCGGGCAGCTGGGATCTGCCACGGCGAACGCCGTCATCAAGCGCAGCGGTCAGCCGGGGTCAGCCACCGCGGACGCCGTCATCCGGGTATCGCGCTCTGGATCCGCTACGGCGGACGCCTACCTCAACCGGCGGGTCAGCGGCTCGGTGACGGCGGACGCGGTCAAGAAGCGGACGCTCGTGTACTCGGCCGGGTCCGGGTCGAGCGGGACGACTCGCCTCACCTATGCCGATGACGCGAGGATCGGCGAGCTGACGCCGAACATTCCCGGCTCCACCGCTTATGCCGAGACGACCGACATCTTCGGTCAGGCCAACTACGCCGGGTGCCAGTCGATCATCCGGCTGTACGTCATGGGACCGTCAACCCTGACGGTCAAGTCGTACGGCGGTCAGGCCACCCTGCTCATCGACGGGGTGTCGGCGGGGACGCTCGACGGACTCGGGTCGACCGGCCAGCAGCAGTCGTTCTCCATTCCGACGACGGGCTGGTCGCTCGTCCAGATCCAGAACCCGACAGACAGTCCAACCTCGTACGCCTTCGCGTGGATGGATGCCGACCTCGGACCGGCCCCGTCTGCCACCTACCTGCGTGGCGACGCCGCCCTGAACGAGACGACGCCGGACATCTTGGACTACCTCGGTTACGCCGACCCGACCGATATCTGGGGTAGCGGCAAGACGAACGTCGTGACGCTGAACAGCGTCCCGCCCAACGCGCTCGTCATGTTCTACGGGTACGGCGGCGGGGCAGACCTGACCGTCGACGGTGTTGCCTCCTACGCGAAGGATGCCTTCGGGAACGGGTACAACTTCGGGTCTGCTGGCAGGCGCTGGTCCGTCAAGGCCGGGTCGTCGGGATCGACGGTCAGGGTCACGAACACCGAAGACAACACCGGTTCATACGCCCTTGCCAAGGTCGAGGTCTACCCGGCCTCGTACACGGTCTACGACGGGGCTGGACCGACGGCGGACGCCGTCATCCGGGTCCCGCGGTCGGGATCGGTCACGGCCGACGCCATCGTCAAGCGAACTCCAACCCCGACGGCCACTGCCGATGCCGTCGTCAAGCGGAGCGGTCAGCCGGGGTCTGCGACCTCCGACGCGGTCATCAGGCGCAGTGGCCAGTCTGGCTCTGCCACCGCCAACGCGATGGTCCGTGTCCCGAGATCCGGGTCCGTCATCGCGGACGCCGTGGTCAAGCGGACCCAGACTCCGACGTCCACCGCCGACGCGGTCGTCAAGCGCTCCCAGTCCGGGTCCGTCACTGCGGACGCGGTCGTCAAGCGCTCCCAGTCCGGGTCAGCTTCAGCTGACGCGGTCACCCGGGTAGGCAGGTCCGGTTCGGCGACAGCGGACGCGATCCGGAGGACGTCGCGCTCGGGCTCGGCAACGGCCGACGCCGTCGTCAAGCGGACGCAGTCCGGGTCGGGCACCGCCGACGCCGTGGTCAAGCGCTCCGGCCAGTCAGGGTCGGGTACCGCGGACGCCGTCCTCAAGCGGTTGGGGACCGCGTCGTCCGCCACGGCTGACGCCGTCATCAGGATCGGGCGCTCGGGGTCTTGGTTCGCCGACGCCATACTGCGCGTCGGACGATCCTCGTCCGGCACGTTCGATGCTGCCCTCAAGCGCACCCAGACGCCGAGTTCGTCTGCCGATGCGGTCCTCAAGCGGAGCGGTCAAACAGGGACGTGGACAGCGGACGCTGTTATCCGGATCGCGCGGTCCACCTCGGCCACCGCCGACGCCGTGGTCCGGCGAGTAACGGCGTCGTCTGCCACGGCTGACGCCTACATCAGGAACGTACGGTCCGGGTCGGCTACCGCTGATGCCGTCGTCAAGCGGACGCAGACTCCAGCGACGACAGAAGACGCGATCATCCTGCGCACGTTCAAGTTCGGAAAGGCGGGCCAGTGATGGCCACCCCCATCTCCGACGCCATCGCCTCCCTCCCGACCACGGCGGAGAAGTCGGCCTACAAGGCATCTGCCTACGCCGGGCTGCCCAACGCCGTGTGGTCGGCCACGGTCGGGACGTCGCCCGTCTACACCGTTCGTTTCTCGGTGGTCCCGGTCGCCAACGCGGCCCTGCTCCAGTTCAGCATCAAGGTCACGAAGCCGTCCGGGAACATCAACCCGCCTATCAACGTGACGCCAGCTGGGATCAACCCGGTCAGCGTCTACAACCCGCCGATCCTCGTGCCGGACCCGGCGGGTGACGTGGTGAGGACGTGGACGAACCCGGACGGGACGACCGGGTCCGCCACGTTCCGCGAGGACCTCCCGGCCGCCCTCACCCGGATGATCCTCGACCTGCTCGCCCAGCGGGGCATCCCGTGAGCACGCTCGTCGTCTATGGTGACCTCGGGAACGGGTTCATCGAGTCCGACTCCTATGTGTCGTACTCGGCAGCGAGGTCCGGCGACCAGCTGACCGAGCAGGGTATCGGCGTCCTGTATGTCGGCCAGCAGTACAACGACTCCGGTGACCCGGACTATGCGCCAGTCTGGTCCGCCTTCGAGACTGGCCTGTCGTTCGACACATCGTCGCTCGGGTCAGGGGCCACGGTCTCGGCTGCCACACTCAGTCTCGTCTCCAGTAGCGACCTCTCCGACACCGACTTCACTATCGAGGCTCGGCTCGACGATTGGGGAGCCTCGTACACGACGGCGGACTGGATCGCCGGGGCCAGCCTGTCCGGCAAGACACTGGTCGCCCACTACGCCACGTCGGGCGGGTTCACGCCAGAGACACGTTACGACTTCGCGGACGACGCGATGGCCACGAACGTCAACAAGACGGGCGAGACGAGGCTGCTCCTCGCGTCTGACCGCCAGCGAACCGGTGTCATCGGGCCGCAGTATGTAGATGAAATCGTCATCGCCTACTCAGGCGATCAGGCCGGGACGACGAAGGACCCGAGGATCATCGTCACCTACACGGTGGGCGGTGAGGTCTATGACGGGCCCGGGCCGACGCTCGACGCGGTCATCCGCCGGACTTCAAGCGCGAGCCTCAGCGCCGACGCCGTCGTCAAACGGAACCAGACCGGAACGCGGACGGCTGACGCGGTCGTCAGACGTTCGACGTCACTGTCGGCCACGGTGGACGCTGTCCTGCGATCGGCCCGCGCATCCAGCGTCTCAGTCGACGCGGTCGTCCGCCGGATGGCCTCTGCGTCGACCACGGCTGACGCCATCCTGCGTTCGACGAGGTCCGGGTCGCTCTCGGTCGATGCCGTCGTCCGGTCTTCCCGATCGTCCTCTGCGACGGCAGACGCGGTGGTGCGAACGTCGCCGACCGCGTCGTTCTCGGCGGACGCGTACATCAGGACGCCGGTCGGGACCTCGTTCACCGCCGACGCCGTGGTCAGGGCCGGTCGGTCCTCGTCCCTGTCGGCGTCGGCATGGGTGTCCGGTTCCGGGCACGCCGCACTGTCGGCCGATGCGGTCATCCTCAGCACGAAGACGGCCTCGTACAGCACAGATGCCGTGCTGCGTGCTCTCCGGTCTGCTACATTCACGGCGAGCGCGGTCACGCGCGCAATCGCCGTCGGCTCCGCTGGCGCCGCGGCGGTCATCGCCAAGACGGCTACGGCCTCGCACGCAGCAGACGCGGTCGTGCAGGCGCCTCGAACGGTCGGGGTCACCGCCAGCGCGGTGATCCTGTCCCCGAGGACCGGATCAGCCACCGCCAGCGCCTTCATCACAGCGTCCCGCACGCGCTCCGCCTCGGTCGACGCCGTCATCCGTGCCAGCCACGGGTCGTCGGCCAGCGTCGACGCCATCGCCAGAGTCGCCCGGTCGGGGTCCCTGTCGGCGAGCGCGTTCATCAGGTCGAGCGTTGCGAGCGGGTTCGGGGCGGACGCGGTCATCGCGGGGTCCCGTCAGGGCCTGCTCGCCGTCGGGGCCGTCGTCCGGCGCGAGAGCGTCAACGTCTTCACAGCAGCTGCCCTCCTTCGCCGGTCGCGCAGCATCGCATTCACAGTCGACGCGAACGTCCTGAGGACGGCCCCGGCCTCGTTCACCGCAGACGCCGTCATCAGGGCGAACGTCTACTCGGCGACGGCGGACGCGGTCATCGCGACCGCGACCCAGTTCGGGGCCACAGCCGACGCGGTCATCACCGTCAGCCGGGCGGAGCGGGTCGCCTCGGCCATCACGTCGCACGGGTCGGCAGCCAGAGTCACGACACCCGCCTCCACGTCGGCCGTCACGTCGCACGGAGCGGCAGCGGAGGTGTCCTCGCGGTACATCAGCGCGTCGGTCCTCGCGGACGGCTCGCGTGCAGCGCTTGACATCGCGTACCCGAGGTTCTCGGCCGACGCCGTCATCGCGTAGGAGAGGGCATGGCGACGATCGAGGCCACCTTCGTTCAGGGCGACACCAAGCCCGACATCACCGCCACCCTGTACGAGGAAGAGGACCGGGAGAACGTCCTCGACCTCACGACAGCCGACAGCGTCAGGTTCCAGATGCGCAAGCCTGACGACGAGGTGTTCACGGTCGACGACTCGGCCGACGTGGTGGTGGCGGATCAGGGCGCCGTGTCGTACAGCTGGAAGGAGAACGACCTGTCGGTCCCCGGACTGTACGACGCCCAGTGGGAGATCCACTGGAACGACGGGAAGGTCCAGACCACGGTCTACCCCAACCGCATCTTGGTCCGCCGCAAGTAGGGGCTGATCCCCCGACGGTGCTGTGGACTGCATCGTCAGTGAGGGATCACGTTGGCCCGCATCCTCTGGATCAGTGACGCCGGAAGCTACTCCGGGTTCGCCCACGTCACCCACCACATCGGCGAGCGACTTGTCCGCGACTACGGACACGAGATCCACGTCCTCGCCACGAACTTTCGCGGGGACCCGTTCCCGTCGATCCTTGAGCCCAACCGCCAGACGTTCCTGAAGCTGTACCTGCCAACCCAGCTCTCGCCGACCGACATGTACGGCGCGAGCCGTGTGCAGGAAATGCTCGGGATGCTGATCGAGGGGCGCGGACCGGACCTCGACGCCGTCGTCATGCTCAACGACCCGGACCTGATCCTCCAGCTCCTGTTCGAGAACCCGTACGACAAGGAGCGGATCCTCCTACAGGCCCGGCCGATCCTGAGCTATGTGCCCGTCGACGGGACGGACCTGCCCCAGATGTGGACCGACGTGGTGCCGAAGGTGACCAACGTCGTGGCCATGTCGAAGTGGGGCCAGCAGTTCTTCGAGCCCAGCAAGCTGACGTTCCACGGCGTCGACCCCGACCACTACTGGCCAGTGCGCGAGAAGCCGATCAGGCTCTCCAACGGGACGGTCTGCCGGACGAAGAAGGACTGCAAGAAGGCGTTCGGAATGAACCCGGACAGCTTCGTGATCGGGCGCATCGACAGCAACAGCGGGCGCAAGGACTGGCCCGCCTTCATCAAGGCGGTCCTGCCGCTCATGGCGAGGCACAAGGACATCGAGGTCTTCGCCCACACCCAGACCGTCCAGAAGCAGCACGGCGTCGACATCCCGTCGATGCTCATGCGCTGGCCGGAGGTCGACTCGCGCCAGCGGTTCCACACGCCCGGCAACTACACCCGGTACGCGGGCTGGCCGGTCGAGGACATGAACGGCCTCATCAACGCCTTCGACGTCACCGTGACCACCTCCCGCGGCGAGGGCGCGGGGCTCTCGAACCTCCAGTCGATCGCCTGCTCTGTGCCGGTGGTCGCCCAGAACGTCAGCGCGATCCCCGAGTACGTGGGGCCGGGCGGCGTCCTCATCGAGCCGCTTGAGCGGCGCATCACCGTACCGGCAGGTCAGGACATGTGGCTCGCCGACATCGACGCCTTCAGCCGTGAGGTCGAGCACCTCTACGAGGCTCGCGGAGTGGTCCGCAAGCTGGGCGAGGCAGGCAGGGAGCACGCGCGCGGGTTCAGCTGGGACGTCGCCGCTGCGGAGTTCGACACCTACATCACTGGACTGAGCCGGAGTGCAAGTCCAGTTCAGGAGGTAGCAGCTCAATGAAGGACTTCGGTGAGGACGTCCTGACGACGGCCATCCGCTTCGAGATGTTCACCCGGACGTGGAACGAGCAGACCCGGTCATGGGAAGGCTCGATGCTCAAGGCATTCGAGGCCGACAACCCGGACGGCACCAAGCGGATGATGCTGCACGGGGTCGCCAGCTCGACGATCAAGGACCTCCACGGCGACACCATGCTGGAGTCCGCGCTCGACGACATGGAGCGGGCGGCCAACTCCGGGCTGACGATCTTCGGCAACCACAGCTACGTCGTGCCCGAGGACGACTACGGCCACGTCGAGAGCGCCCAGATCCGCAACTCCGGCAAGATCGACGAGGCCGGAGACCCGATCTACGACCTGATGTTCGACATCGAGGTCAACGACGAGAACGACCGGGCCATCAAGACGTGGCGGTCGATCCGCAAGAAGAGCAAGCTGGGCCTCTCGATCGGGGCCATGATCCCGCCGGGCGGGGCGGTCCGCGACAAGAAGTCCGGTGCATTGACGATCTCCCACGTGGAGCTGCTGGAGACCAGCATCGTCGGCATCCCGGCGAACCCGCGCAGTTGGATCGAGAACGCGGTCCGCGCCTCGCTCGCCGTCCCGGTCTCCAAGTCATCCACGTCCGCCAGCCTTGGGACGCCCCAGCTCACGCTGGACACCGAGACCGGGCACTACGTCATCGAGGGGAGCATCGCCGACATCGCCGCTGGCGATGCTGTCTCGTTCGGCTTCGGCAAGACCGTCGCGCCCGACGTGACCGAGAGCCACAACGAGTTGCCCGACTCCGCGTTCGCCTGCATCAGCCCCGGCGGCCACAAGGACGCCGACGGCAAGACAACCCCCAGAAGCCTGCGGCACTACCCGCACCACACCTCTGGCGGAGCCGTGGACAAGAACCTCCTGCGCAACGCGCTGGCGAGGTACGAGGACCCCAAGTCACCCAAGTGCGGCAAGGCCCACCTCGACGCCCACGCCAAGGCGGAGGGGATCGGGGACGACAACAGCTCGGACAAGTCGGTGGACGACTTGGTTCTCGAAGCCGTCACCACCGACTTCGACGTCGACCACTTCGTGGCCTTGGCTGGCGGCGAGTTCAGCCACGACCACGACCACGCCCACACGCACGACCACGAGCACAGCCACGACGACGGCGAGATGCGGCACTCCCACGAGCACAGCCACATCCATGCTCACGGTCACGATCACGGTGGGACGGACGACCACGACCACGACGAGGAGATGAACCACCCCGACCACGACCACGACCACGAGGGGTCGGAGGGTGACCATCCCCACGACAACGACAACGACAACGACAACGACAGCGGCAACGAGCCCGACGGCGACGAGGACGACAAGTCCCAGCGTGGCCAGAAGGCGGCCGTGTGCCCCGACTGCGGGCACGGGAAGGGCGGCGGCGGCGGCTGCCAGAACCCCTTCCACTCGAAGGATGCGGACCCGGACGTCACTGACGCCAAGGTCCGGATCATCGAGATCGACACCGGGGACGACTCCGGTGCCTCATCGCAGGGAGCTTCAGGGAGCGAGCCTGCGGACGAGGATGGGGACGTGATCGACGCCGCTGCGGCGGACCAGATCATCACCTCGTCCCGGGACATGGCGGCCACGCTGGATCCGGAGGTCACAAGCCAGTTCCAGCTCCTCATCGACCTCGCGAACGGCCTGAACCGCGAACTGGCCGCCTCGATCGAGCGCGAGAGGACCGCCTCTGCCGTGGCTGAGCAGGCCGAGCGGCAGCGTGACGAGATCGCCGTCCTGTGCGGGAAGCTCATGTCCAGCACGAACGAGATCCTCAACAAGCTCGCCGACCAACCGGTCGGCCGTCGCGCGGTGTTCCGGGAGGCGCAGGAGGAGTTCTCCGGCCTCGAAGGGATCTACTCGCGCGACTTCCTGACGATGCTTAGGAGCAAGTGACCATGGGTGGACTCTCCCCGGAGATGCTCCAGCTGATGCGGCAGAACGCCGAGACGCTGGAGCAGATCCAGAAGACGCTGATCGCGCTCAATGACGAGCCGCGAGTCGGCGCCGCTGCCAGTCCTGCCGCTGTGCAGGGCGTGGGCAGCGGCCTTCAGCCTGCCGCGCCCTCGCGCCAGATGCTGACCAACAAGCAGATGTTCGACATGCGGAAGACCCTTCGCGAGAAGAGCACCGCCGAACTCCTGATGCTGTTCAGCGAGCAGGCTCGCCAGAAGAACACCGGCATCCCGGTCGACGTCTGGCTCAGCCGGGGCGGCAGCTCTCTTCAGGACCGTTACGACGGCCTGAACGGTGAGGTCGACGACTTCACGCGCAAGGCGCTCGACACGGGCGGGGCGGCGGCCCTGATCCGGCAGGACCTCGAACCGGTCCTGTACGAGCTGTACATCCGCCAGTTCCCGGCCTTCGACCGGTTCCGCAAGGAGCCCGCCAACGGCCTCACCCACACGTTCCAGCAGATCACGAACTACGGCGGGGCCGAGTTCATGGGCGAGCTGGGCACCGTGGTCGATGACAAGTCGACCTACCATCGCGAGACGACGAACGTGGCGATCATCGCCACGCGGCGCGGCGTGTCGCTCAAGAGCCAGTACGCCATCACCGCAGGCGGCATGGCGTTCAACGCGGAGCAGCTGGAGCTTCAGGGCGGCCTCCGGGCCATGTCGCTGAAGATGCAGCAGACGCTGTTCGGCGGCAACGGGACCGACTCCGGCGGCACGGCCGCGAACGAGCTGGGCCTGTACGACGCCAACGGCTTCACCGGCCTCCGCTCGATCCTCAACACCGCCCGCGCGAAGGACGTGGACCCGGCCACCCAGCCGGACACGACCGGCTACATCCGGCGCGCGGTTGACGCGGCGGCCACGGAGATCATGCAGGCGGGTGGCCCCGTCCCCTCGATCGCGTGGACGAACCCGTGGGACATGAACACCTTCAACGAGCAGCAGGACTCCAAGACGCGGATCGTGGTCCCCAATCAGGTCCAGATCGGCGTCGGCGTCACCGCTCGCGAGGTGAACACGGTGGCGGGCCCGGTGCCGTTCGGCATCGTGCCGGGCGACTCGATCAGCGCGTACACGGCGAGCGCGGGGACGTACACGGGCGCCAGCGTCCGCGACATCTACCTGCTCGACGAGGCCACCATCTCGATGCCGTACCTCGGCACCGACGGGCCGACCGTGCTGGACATCCCGATCGGGATCTCGGGCCAGCTGACCCACATGTTCATCATCTTCGGGATGTGGGGTCTCGCCGTGAAGGCGCCCCAGTTCTCGAACAAGGTGCGCGTGAAGCAGTAAGGCCCCAGACGGCGGGGGAGCGCCCTCCTCGCTCCCCCGCCCGACCAACCGGAGCAGTGACCATGCCGATGTACGTCACGCCAGAGAAGTACCGGACTATGGGCTTCGGCATGGACATCGACGACCTCGACGACATCGAGCTGGCGACCACGCTCAGCCGGGCTTCGGCGATCTCCGAGACCTACTGCGCCGTCCCGCGCTACCCGAGGCAGTACTCGTTCCTCGGCGGCGAGATCACCCCCGAGTTCCCCGAGCAGCACCCGTGGCGCCTGCCCGAGAACGACTTTGACGCCGGGAGCCGTCGCGTCTACCCGTACAGCTGGCCGATCAAGGAGGTCACGGACTTCAAGGTCAAGGTGACCAACACCCAGTACGTCTCCATCGCCCCGGCCGAGCTGTTCGTCAACAACAACGAGCGGTACGTCGAGGTCATCAGCCTCCAGTTCACGGGGGTCGGCCTGTTCGGGGCCATCATGCCGTCGATCGGCCTGATGCGGCCGGTGGCGCAGATCTGCTACACGTACGGCTTCCAGTTCGAGATGGTCGACGAGATCGCCTTCCCGACAGACGCCCGGACCTATCGCGGCCAGAACCAGTACTGGCTCGATGACGGGCCGACGGTGAAGGTCGACGGGATCGTGCAGGACACCGGGTTCACGATCGACCTGATCGAGGGGTCGGTCCAGTTCGACCACAACCTACCGGCAGGCAGCCGGGTCCAGCTCTCGTACCGGTACACGCTGCCCACCGAGGTGCGCGACGCCGTCGGCGAGGTCTGCTCCTACCTGCTCGGACGCAGGGAGAGCCGCCGACGCGGCATGGCGGACGTCAACGCCGTGAAGATCAGCGAGCTGTCGATCACCAAGCGGGCGGCCCGGTCGAGCGGGCCCTCCGACTCGACGATCGCGGCCCAGCTCGCCGCCCTCGTCCCCGAAGCCGCCATCCTCCTCGACAGCCTCAAGAACGCGACCATCCGTTGAGCGCGCCGTTCTTCTCCAGCAGGCAGGTTCGGCACCTCCAGAAGGTCGTCCTGCACGCCCTGACGACGCAGGTGGAGATCCTGCGCCGGGTCGTGGCGGACGATGCAGACCCGTACGGGTCGGACGTGTCATACGACGACATGACGCCGGTCGGCGGGTGCCTCGGCTGGCTGCACTCGACGCCGACCCCGATGCAGCAGGTCGACAACGGGATGCTGGTCACGTTCAACACGTACCGGCTGTACGTCCCGGTCGGCACGGACATCCTCCCGGGTGACCGGGTCGTGATCGACGGCGGGGCGCAGTACAACGTGTCGGACACGACCAACGACGAGACGTGGCCCGCCCTGCTGGCCTGCTCGCTGCGGCTCAAGGAGTAGGCCGTGGCAGATGCCGTCAGCGCGGACTACATCACTCAGTACCTGCTCGACGCCGCCGGTCGCGGGCTCATGCACGCGGCCGAGCACGTGGCCGCCCTCGCCCGGACCAAGGCGCCCGTGCGGAGGATCTTCGCCGTCGGCCGGGGCGAGGGCCGCAGGTCCCACTCTGTCGACGTGGTCCTGCCGTCGAAGTTCAACAAGCGGCAGGGCCCGGTCACCATCAGCATCGCCGAGTCGACGGGCGGCGGATCGCCGTGGAAGGTGCGTGCCGGTCGGGAGATCGTGTCGGGCGACTACGGGATCGGCGTCGCCTCGTCGAAGATGATCCGGGGCAGGGTCAACAGCCTCGCGCCCGTCGTGAACTCGCCGATCGGCCTCATCGGCGGCGAGGCCCTCCGGGCGTGGAGCGGGAAGCCCGGCTCCGGGTTCCTGTCGGTGACGAAGATCCGCAAGCCGACGGGCGGCAGCTTCGCCCTGTCGAGCCTGCTCACGAGCCGCGGCCGATACGAGGTCTCGTCCGGCCGGGCAGTCCACGAGGGGCTCGTCGGCGGGAAGCTCCGGGCGAGCATCCACGCCTCGGGTCCGATCGAGGAGGGGTACAGGATCAGCGCCCTCGTCAGCGCAGAGGCGCACGACAAGGGCCGGACCCACAACTACGCGAGGGATCAGGAGTTCGGGTCCCGGCACAACCGGAAGCACCCGTTCCTCCGTCCCGCCCTGCTGGAGTCGAAGGACTACCTGTTCAAGGCGCTGAAGCGCGAGATGGAGAGCGGCCAACGGCCGAGGAACGACTCGCACGGAGAAAGCGTCCCGGTCCTCCTGCACCTCAACGTCCGAGTCAGGGGCGTCGAGGCCGTCAACGCAGAGATCGACCGGATGCTTGAGGGGCTCGGGTGACGGCATGGTGACCATGACGACGTCTGCGCCCATCAAGCGGGCCATCGTGCGGAACGCACGGGCCAATGCGCCCCTCAAGGCCGCCCTCGTCGGCGGGATCCACGAGGGGTTCGCTCCCGCCAAGACGGCCTATCCGTTCATGGTCTACGACATCGTGGCCGCCCCGTACGCCAATCTCTGGGGCAGCCGCGTGATCGTGACCTTGGTGGATCTGGTCGTCTTCGCGGAGAAAGGGGTCGACGCCAGCAACGTCGACCAGCTCGTCCTCAACGCGTTCGATGGAGCGCAACTCACCGTGGACGGGCAGACAACCCTCATCTGTCGTCGAGTGGCGGACATCCCCGGCGGACCCGACACCGACTCAGAGGGGAAGCGGATCTACCAGATCGGCGGCTCGTACGAGATCTGGACAGACCAGCCTTCTGAGTAGAAAGGGAACAGCGCGGAGATGGCAGCCAACTCTGGCCTCAAGCTCCACGGCAAGAACGGTGCGATCTACCTCAACGGGGGCAAGATCGGCACCGGCTTCCCGCAGACGAACAAGGTCGCGAACAAGGTCGAGTGGACACTCAACCTGAACCGCGACTACGTCGACGCCACGGTCTTCGGCGACACCAACAAGACCTACCTCGTCGGCCTCAAGGACATTCAGGGCACGTTCAACGGGATCCTCGACGTGTCCGGCGACCTTCTGGTCAACGCGACCAACTCGGACACCGTGTACATCTACCTGTACGCGGATGACCGGGACTCCCATGAGATCCTCGTGGCCTACGGCCCGGGCCTCATGGACGCCTCCATCACGGCCAGCAACACGGATGCGATCCGCGTCACGAGCAACTTCCGGGCCTCGGGCGCATGGACCGTCTTCACGGCGGGCTCGCTGGAGTCGTAAGGCGACCATAGGGTGGCCCGGGCGCGATGATCCCTCCCGCCCGGGCCGCCACCCCTTCTTCACTCCGTTCCGCGGAGGAGAGCGCAGATGCCCAGAGGGCTGTTCCAGAAGATCAGCGGCGAACAGGGGTCGGTCACCATACCGACGCTGGGGGTGCAGGTCGGCACCATGTCCCAGTGGCGGCTCACGCTCCGGCCCGCGGCTGACGGGTCGGACGACAGTGACGGCCTGTACGACCTGCGGGCCGTGTTCAATCAGTTCCAGCCATACCTCTGGGAGGACGAGGACTACGAGAAGTTGATCGTGGTCGTCCTCGGCAGGGGGAAGCAACGCCTACAGTTCCGAGTCCAGAAGGCCAGCGGCGAGGCAACGGTACTCACAGGCCGGACCCTACTGATGAAGGGAGTCTCCATCCATGTCCACGGCGAAGAGCGCCATCGAGGTCAGTGACCCGGGGATCACGCCCGAGGAGGTCACGGTCGAGATCCGGGGCCAGCGGTACACGTTCCGCGAGCTGGAGATCAGCGAGTACAACAAGCTCGTGAAGCAGGCGTCGCACGAGGAGGCGGACGCGGACGGGATCATGCAGGAGGTCGTCGACAACGGCGTCCTGATGCTGCTGATGATCCGCAGGAGCTGCATCTCCCCGGTGATGACGCCCGATCAGGTCGCAGCTCTCCCGACGCGCGCCCAGCGCGCCATCTCCGGCATCGTCAACACCCTCCACTTCGGCGTGGAGCCGATCGTCCAGATCGGCAAGGACGGGACGGCTGAGAAGGAGACCCCCAAGGGAAACGACTGACGCCGCGCCAGACGGCCTTTGCGGTGGCCAAGTACTGGGGCCTCCAGCCGAACGAGGTCTGGAGCTACCCCTACCGGTACTACATGGAGCTTCGCGGGTTCTACCTCGCGTCGCTCGCGCAGCCCGAGAGGGAGGAGAGCAGTGAGAGGTCTGATGACGACATCGACTTCGACTACGACGCCGACCTCTTCCGCGGCGACTCGCTCTGACCGGAGGCCCTAGATGGCTGCTGACACGACGGCTGGCGCGATCTCCGTCAAGCTCGGCGTCGACGCGAAGTCGATCAAGGGCGACGTCTCCACGGCCAACTCCGCCCTCGACGAGCTGGGCAAGGGCAAGAGGCGCGAGGTCAAGGTCGACGTCGCCGTCGGGCTCAAGCAGGGCGGGTCCGCGGCCATCAACCGCATCGAGTCGCTCAAGCGCGGCTTCGACGTCAAGATCGGCCTTGGGGTCAACCAGACCGGGCAGTACTCGGCCGCGTCCTTCAAGACCAAGATCCAGAGGGCTCTGGCCGGGGCTGGTGGCGTCAACGTCCCAGTCAAGATCTCGCTCAACGAGTCGCAGGCGCGCGGGCTCGTCAATCAGGTGCAGCGGGCGATCAACGATGCTGCGAGGCAGGGGAAGTCTGTCATCGTCCCGTTCGACTGGGAGGCGAGGGGCGTCCCCGAGTACAAGGGTGAGCCGATCAAGGTCCCATGGGAGTTCGGCAAGGGGCCTGACGGCTTCACGCCGGGCGGCGGTGGCGGTG